GTTTGATAATATGTCAGCGAAGTATGCTGGAGCTGCAAAGAAGTTAGCTAAGACTTGGACTGGTATGACTTCCATGATGAAAGATGCTTGGTTTAATTTTAAGAAAGATATTGGCGAAGATTTCTTTGAAGATTTAAAGATGGATTTACGTTCTATATTAGAAATGATTAGAATTGCTAAAGAAGATACTGGAAAATATGCAGAAGTAGTCAAAGATTTAAAAAAGTTCTTTCAAGATGCTTATGCTAATTTAAAACAATTCGCATATGGCGGCATAGTATTAATAGGAAATTTAATTAATTTATTTACTGGATTAAGACTTGTAATAGAATATATCAAAGTTGGGATAATGGGTCTGGAGATTGCTAGCAGAACAACTGCTTTGGCGGTTTTAAATATATCAAAGAAGTTCAGAGAAGGAACAAGAGAACTTATTAAAGATTTCGGAGAAGTTAAAGATGGTTTAGCAGCTCTAGAGGGTGCAGCTATTGTAGATTGGGGTGAAGGTGCAAAAGAAGGTATAGCTGAATTCGAGAAATTATTAAAGATAGCAAGAGAAGCAACAGAGCTGAATGATATGTTTGATGCTAAAAATCCATTCAAATCTCCTATTGACGAAGAAGCAAAAGAAGCAGCTGTGAAAGCAGAACAAGAAAAGTTTGATATATTAAAAGAAGCACGAAAGAAAATAAAATCTTTAATGATGAAAGATACCGAATTCCAATTAGCTGAATTAGATAAACAAGTAGCCGGCTGGAGAGAAAAGTGGGGACCGGAAGGTGAAGGATTAAGCATAATATCAAACTATTACGATATGGTAAAGAAAGAAATCTTGGATTCTGCTAAGGAAACTGAGAGGGCATGGAGTGGAATTGCCGATATTGTAAAGGGAACAGCTAGCTTGATGGCATCTTCTTTATCTCAAGGATTCTTTGACGTAGTAACAAATGATACTAAAGACTTAAAAGAAGTGTTCGTAGACTTCTCTAAAGGTGTTTTAAAGATGATTACGGATGTTATTGCGAAGATAATGGTAATGAAAGCACTTATGATGATAGCTGGAGGTGCTGACGGTTCTATATTGGGCGTTCCGCTAAAGATGATTATGCATGAAGGCGGAATGGTAAAGAAGTATCATACCGGTGGAAAGATGCGAGCCGCTAATGGAATGAAGCTGCAAAGCGACGAAGTTCCTATTATCGCCCAAACTGGAGAGAGAGTATTATCAAGAGGACAGAACGCTGCATATGAAAGAAACAATATGGGTAACGGAAATCCTATTGGTAGAGGAGCACAGCAACCATTGATTGGACCGTTTATCATTAGAGCTTGGGATGCTCAAGATGTTTATAGGAATAGAGACATGTTAGTTAGCGCTGTGACACAAGAGTTTTTAAAGAATGGCGCAATTAGAGGAATAATTAAACAAAACTTATAGAGGTAGAATATGAGCGATTTTGCATGGACACCTGATGGAGTATCAAAAGAACAAGCCAAGTATAATACTTTAGTTTCTGACTTTGAAAACGGAGTAGAACAAAGAAGACAGAAGTGGAACTCTCCAATAAGAACATTTGAACTAAAGTTCAGAGCTAGAACACAATCAGAGTATGCTGCAGTTAAAGCATTCTTTGTTTTGAAAGAAGGAGAATTAACTTCATTCACATGGACAAATCCTATCGATTCAACTGAATATACTGTTAGATTTAGCACAGATGAATTCGATGGGAATTTAATCGCATTTGAATTATATGACTTTGATATCACTTTCATAGAGGTTAAGTAATGCCGAGAACGACTAATGCTGAATTTAAGGACCAGAAGAACTCAGCAACCAATCAACCTATATATTTATATACAATAGATAACTATGATGGTGCTAGTAATGATTTGAATTTTGCTGAATATGATACGGACATAACTTATAGCGGAGTAACATATACAAAATTTCCAATATCGCATGAGGCAGTATCTGATAATACTGAAGGAAGCATTGATACTGTTATTGTTAACGTTGCAAATGTAAATAGATTAATAGAGTCTTATTTAGAAGATTACGATTTAAGAGGAAAGAAAGTTACAATCAAAACCGTATGGGCAAATAAGTTAGCCGATGCGTCTGCTTATATGGACGATATATTCTATATCGATAAATATACAGCTAGTCAGGATGCAGTTAGCTTTACATTAACAAGTAAGTTTGACTTGCTTAGTGTTCAAATACCATCAAGAAAATATTCAAGAAATTATTGTTCATGGGTTTTCAAATCAACAGAATGCGGATATGCAGGAGGAGAAACAACGTGCAGCAAAACGAAACAGCGATGCAAGGTACTAGCGAATTACACTCGGTTCGGAGGATTTCCATCCATACCGATAGGTCGCATATATGTGAGATAATTAATAGTCTTGTTAAGAAATACTTAGGCGTTCCATATAAGATGATGGGTAGAGATATGAACGGGTTAGATTGTTATGGACTTATAATGAGCATATACAAAGACATGGGTTATGATTTGTTCGATATTAGTCAAAACTATAATGCAGGTTGGTCGTTTGAAGGAAAGAATTTCTTTTATGAAAACTATTATAAAGAGTGGGATATTGTAGAAAATCCTGAGCCACTTGATATTGTATTGTTTCATAATGGAATGGGTATAGCAAATCATGGAGGGGTATTTTTAAGCACTAATAAAATTATCCAATCTTGTCAAGCTGGTGTAGTTATTGCTAGATTATATAATCAAAATATTAAAAATAGGATTGAAGGATTTTATAGATTAAGGAAACGCAATGATAATTATTAAGCTGGTGCCGAACTTTGCTAAATATGCTGGACGAGAAAAGTGGGAGTTTCCATATAAAAACGGAAAGACTGTCAATGAGTATATTAATGGTATTGGTAAAGAATTAGATAACCCTAAGATTATTGTTAGCGGTAAAGAGATTAAAGACCTTTCCTTTGTTCCTGATGATGGTGATGATATAATTATTACAAATTATATTCATTTTGCTTTACCGGCAATAGCTTATTTCTATATTATTGCTAATCTTATTGTGCAAACAGCTTGGATTTGGGCGCCAATAGCTCTATCTTTAATAATTTCATACGCAACGAAATCTAAGATGCCAGATATAGGTCTTGGCGGTTCTGGTATAGACGAAGGAAGCGCAACCTACGGATGGGAAGGCGCTAGAATAGCTCAAGACGTTGGAACTCCTGTTGGTGTTATTTATGGCGAACATCGAGTAGCTGGAAACATTATCAATCAATTTATATGGACGAATGGAGATGTTAACTATCTAAATATTTTGATTGCTTTGTGTGAAGGAGAAATTGAAAGCATATCTTCAATTAAAGTTAATGATAATCCTATCGCTAACTTTGATGGCATAACTCAATATACTAGAATGGGAACAAACTCACAAACACTTATTGATAACTTTGAAGATTTACATAATGTTTATACAGTATCGGCTACTCTTGCAAAAGATAATCCATATACTTATACAACCGTAGATAGTGACGTAGAAGCTTTTGAATTAAAGTTATATTTTCCAAGTGGATTATACCAACAAAGTGCAAGCTCTGGCTCTATAAGCGCATGGGCTATCACTTATAATGTTCAATATAAATTACATGCAGACCCATCATATACAGATTTAGGAGATACAACGGTAAGTGTTAAATCGAGAACAGCTCTTAGAAGAGTATTTAGAAAAGAAGGTTTAACAGCCGGTCAATATGATATTAAAATAACAAAGACTAGTGATAACAGCGACTTTAATCATACAGGAGATTTGACTTTATCCGAAGTAGACGAAATGCAAACAGACGATTTAATCTATCCAAACACAGCATTATTAGGAATTAAGCTATTAGCTACTGACCAATTATCTGGAGCTACTCCGAACATAACTAGCTTAGTCAAAGGGAAGAAAGTTAATGTTCCGAACATTAAAACTGTTGGTGGTACCGATGTTGATTGGGACGATTATTATTGGGATGATACAAATGAGAAGTGGAAGCTGTTATCCGATGGTACAGAACTTGCTTGGGATGGAACAACATATATAGATGCCTATTCAGCAAATCCTGTTTGGTGCTTTAAAGATTTATTAGTAAATGATAGATATGGATTAGGACAATTTGTCAGTACAACCAATTTAGACGCTGCTCAATTATTAGAAATGGCTAAATATTGCGAAGAAAGATTAGAAGATGGTGCTGGTAGTTATGAGAAGAGATTTAGAATGGATGTTGTTATAGATAGTAATACAAGAGCAATAGATACTTTGCTTCAATTAAGCGCCGTATTTAATGCTATGCCTTTATATTCTGGCGGAGCGCTTGGTATTGTTATTGATAAGCCGACGTCGTCAACTCAATTATTTGGTATGGGAAATATTATAAAAGATACATTTAACCAATCTTGGAAATCAATAAAAGAGATTCCGAATGTTATTGAAGTTCAATTTGCAGACCAAGATAAAGATTATAAAATGGAAACTATTGCCTACGAAGATGACGTCGCTCTAGCGGCAGGAGACCCAGTCAGGAAACATCAACTTAGATTATTTACAACGAAGACTAGTTATGCTATTAGAGCGGCTCGTTACGCAATGAAGCTTTCTAAGTATATTAATAGATCAATATCATTTAAAGCAGGAATAGAAGCTATTGCTTGCCAAGCTGGTGACGTTATAAGCATGAGCCATGATGTTCCGCAATGGGGATTCTCTGGTAAGGTGCAAGCAAGTTCTACAACTACCTTGGTTAAATTAGATAGGACAGTTACGATTGTCGGAGCGACTACTTATAAAATTCAAGTTAGATTTGCAGATGATACCATAGAAGAAAGAACTGTTACAGATGGTGCCGGAACATATACAGAGGTTAATGTCTCAGTTGCTTTTAGTAGCGCCCCAGCGGCATACGATAATTATGCATTTGGTGAAAGTACAAAAGTTGTAAAAGATTTTAGAGTTGTAAGCTTAAAGAAAGAAGGCAAAGATGAGGTATCTGTTGTAGCGGCTGAATACGATACAGACGTTTATGATGATACTGATGTGACAATTCCAACAAATAACTATTCTGCTTTGCTAAGAACTGTACCACCGGTAGAAAATCTTTCATTAACTGAAAGACTTGTTATTGGAGAAGGTGGAGATTTGAATACGACCTTAGATGTATGGTGGGAGAAACCGACATCATCGTCTAATTATTATTTAAAACAATATGCAAAGGCTAGAGTTTACCTATCTGACGATGCAGGAGAGTCTTGGACATTTATAAGAGAATGCTATGGTACAAGCGCAGAAGGAATATATATAGCAGATGTCGGAAGCACTTATTATATAGCTGTGACATCTGTATCGAGTGATGGCGAAGAATCAGCCTTAGGAACTGCTCCACAATCAAGTTTAACAGTATTAGGAAAGATGGCTAATCCAAGCGATGTAACTGGATGCGCTGTAAACTATGTTAATAATTCAATCTTAATGACATGGACAGAAGTAACAGATTTAGATTTAAAAGGATACGAAATCAGAGTAAGCTCTTTAACTGGTTCATGGTCCGGCTCATCTGTAGTCGCAACCAACATAACAGGAAACAGCTATACGATTAATTCATTTGTTCGAGGAACTTACACATATTATATTAAAGCGATTGATACGTCCGGAAACTATTCCGATAATCCTTGCTATGATACGATTACAATAACAAATGTTCCTGCAGAGAATATAGTTATACGCTTAAATGAATGGACACGATTGCCAGTATTTAGAGGGCATAAAGATGAAGGC